AGTGCTGCCATCTGAAGTGATCTGCCAAGAATCAATGGCTTCGTTCCATCTTAAAGCAACGTCAGGTAATGTACCTCGATCGATGACTATCTGTGCGGTGGAACCCAAGGTACTCACACCGGAACCTGTTTCCCCTGCATTTAAGATAATACTGGTGTCACTGATCACCGAAGTGATCACGTCGACTGAAGTGCTAGACCCCGTTACTTGGACGTTGCCGTCAAGTATGATGCTGGGTGCGGTTATCTTATATTGGTCATTAACTCTTTTGATCTCTGCCATGGCTTGTTATTTATGTTGGGCATGAAATCATCTACCCTTTGGGTGACATGATTTCCAATGGATAACCACTGCATGGGTACTATTCCATCCTGTGGAACCAACCTAACAAATATCTGATGGGGATGTTCCTGGAATATCTGTGCTAGTTGCTTGACCCAATTGCCGTAATAAGTTTCTTTCTCCGATGAATTCCTGTAATTATCTGTGCTAGAATAGATGTTGTTTTGATTGCCTTGATGTCCTTGCAGATCAAAGCCGATGATGTAGATCACGTCATGTGCTGCTTCTGCTGCATATTTAACAGCGACTGGTCCTGAACTAAATCCCCAATGATATGCGATCTTCTTGCTGCCCAATGCTTCGTTGGGATTACGGGTATAGAACGTGTTTTTAAGCGCATATCCGCTGTGTTCTATCTCGGCTGTGATGCCAGGATCAGTAGCTATCAACACGTCAGGGATAAAATCCCTGTACAGCGCATTGCATCCATAGACACGGCCATGTTTCTTGAGATCATCTAAGCTGATCTCTAATCTCGAACGGCCGTTTCCTAGCACAAATCCCGGTTTCATGAGTATCCAAAAGAAAGCTGCGTGTTAATATAACACGCAGCCATAGTTATTGCAAATTATATCAAGCTCTTTGGACTGCGACGATTTCAATCGACGTTGCTGAAGCTGCTACGGCTGATGAACCCACGCGATACTTGACATCAGAGAAATCCATGACATACTTGTTTGTGATCCTCTTAGCGCGGAAAGTTGCTGAAGTTGAACGTGTGCAAGTGATGGTCATGGTATCGGCAGCTAATGATGCATCAGCTGTGTTAGCTAGTGTGCATTTCTTGACCAATGATGCTGTTCCCGAACCAGCGCCTGCTGCTGTGACCGTGAAGATCGCGCCCACTGCGGGTGTGCCTTCTAGGCCCATGGCGTTCCAGTCTGTATTGCCTACAGTAAGTATCTGATAGATCGAACCTACCACTACGCTTTCGTCTGCTACTGATGCGCCGTCAGTGACTAGGAATGTCCTCGAACCCTTGGCACGCAGGATGCTGCCGGTTGCTTCTGATCCTGAGCCTAGCTTGACACGTGGCTGGATTTGATTGCCAGTAAAGGATGTTAATCCTCCCTTGAGACCTGTGCCGTTGTTGTAAGCCTCGTCTTGGCTTGTGTTTTTTACTGTCCTAAATTTTGCCATTTTATTTCTCCTAACGGGACGTTCTAGGTCCACCCGGCGGCTAAACCGAGAATCAATCCACTTTGGTCTGATGGTATATTTATAGGTAAGATCTAGTTTTGGTAGTATAATGTTGATCCGACTGACGATCTTTGGAAACAGTATTTTACGTCCAGCAAACGCATACATGAACTAATCGAACAAGATGGCGCAGACAGTTTTACAGTTGAGATCCGAAAGATATTTGATGACAAAGCTGCTGCTATTGCTTGGGAGAAACGTGTGCTAACACGCTGCAAGGTCATGGAAGACTCACGTTGGATCAATGCTAACATTGGCGGTTACATCTTACCCACTGCTGAAAGCTGCGCTAAGATATCTGCTTTCCACAAAGGCGTTGCAAAGAGTGATGAACACAAACTGAAGATCGCTGAAGCTAATCGTGGCAAGAAGAAAGGCCCTTTGTCAGAGGAGACACGAGCAAAGATCAGTCTAAAGAAAAGCGGCGAGAATAATCCTATGTTTGGTAAACCTAGAACTGAAGCTATGAAACAAGCTCAGAGAGAAAAGATGAAAGGCAAGCCTAGTCATCAAAAAGGCAAGCCTCGTACAGAAGAACAAAAACAAGCTCAGCGTGAAAAGATGTTAGGTAGAAAAAAAGATCCGCAAGAAATTATCAAGCGATCTGAAAAACTTAGAAGCATGAACATGAAGCGTGATAGGTTAGATTGTCCTCATTGCAGTAAAAATGTTCCAGTAAACATATACGCTAGGTATCACGGTGATAGATGTAAACACAAGCCATAAAGAAAGGGGGAATTTCTTCCCCCTTTTGTAGTTGTGTTAAACTCTCAATTAAGAGAATGTAACGTTAGAGATGGAAATCTCCCCGAGATAATCGCCAGCATTGCCGAGCGATGACGCAGTGTTAGTCAATTCCACATATCCGTACCTTGTCATAAAGCCAACGACTGGCTCAAAGGTTGACGGATCAAGCACGACGCCTGAGCTCATCAACGGGATGTATGGGCAGTAGAACGCAGCAGCGTCAGCTTCCGAAGAACCCTTATAGCCTACGAGAACGGCAGTGCCGTCTGAAGCATAGGAGTCAACGAAGATGCGCATCGCGCCATTGAGGGTACCAACGAACTTGGTGTTTGTTGGAGCTTCGAACGTGCCTTCTGTAGTACGAGCAAACGCTGAAGTCGTTGCGCTCTGGAGGATGGTCAGTGCTTCTGGTGAAACAACAGCCCAGTTACCAGCGCCACGACGTGTGCGTGATGCGATCTTGTTAGCGACACGGTTGACGAGAACAGCTAGAGCAGCATGTTCGTCACCAACGAATGTTGCAGTACCGGAGACAGCAGCCTGGTTGAATGTCTCTTCAGTTGCTGCGAGAGCACGCAAGCTGTAGAGGATTTCCTGGTCGATTTCTGCGGTGATTTCTTGTGCTAAAGCAGCCATGATTTCTGCTTCAACGTCGAGACCATGCATTGACTGTGCGTCCTGCGCAGCTTCAAAAGTCCAACGAGCTGATAGCTTGCGGGTCTTGGCTTCTACTGCTTGCTTGAGGATCTGCACTGAGATCTTCTTGCCTGGAACACCTTCCATCGAGGTCGTTGATCCTGCCTTGCCATCAGTGCTAGTTACGCCTGTAGCAACGCCGGAATAACCCTGTGCGATCTTGAACGGGCTGAGGGCTTCTTCACCAGCTGTGGTGTCGGTGCCTGGGCCGTTGCTTGGCGATGCTGAAGATGTGAAATCTTCTGCATAGCGAACGCGGAGGGTGTGGATCTGGCCAACTGGGCCGGTCATAGGCTGCACACCAACGATTTCGTTGGCGATGACAGTTGGCATGACACGACGGATCACTGGAAGGATCACACGGTTTAATGTAGCTACGTTACCAGCAGCAGTTGCACCAGAGGTAGCATTTTCTGACAGGTAACGCTTTGTGTTTTCGAGCACTACGCTCATTGAGCTGCGACGTGTTCCACTGAGACCCTCGAGCAGGGCGCCTTTGGTTTCGTCCCAACGGTTCTCAATTAAGTTCTGAGACATTGTTTCTTTTCCTTTTACTTCAATCCTGCCAAACGTCTGATCTCAACGATGTTGCCCTTATCGTCACTTGAATCCTGGGCTTTGGCGGCCCTGTCACCCGTCATTACGACAGATTCATTGATAACCTTGCGGTCTTTATTGCTTGAGCCGTTCACCACAGCTGGAAGATACTTTTGGAAAGTACTTTCTAGCTTGTCGACTGATACGCTTTCTAGCAAGCTGGTCATCACTGCACGCTTATCAGCTGCGAGTGGCTTCAGCATTTCATTGAGTTTGATATCGCGAGCGATACCGTTCTTGATTTTGTTTATTTCTTGGTCCTTGGATTCAGCCAAAGCAGACTTTTCAATCGCTGACTTTGTTGCTTCTACGAGCTTGTTTTCGATCTCACCCATCTTGTTCTTGAGACTGCGTATTTCTGCATGCTCGTTCAAGTGGGTTGCAGCGAATTCAGCACTATATGCTTCAAATAGCCTGCGACCAAAGTTGTTCTCACGAGCAACCTTGATGTCTTCTTTGAGCTGTCCAAGCTCAGCCTTGATAGTATTGGTAACTGTAGTTTCGACCAACTTAGAACCACGATCAATAAACTGCCTGCGCAGATCATTGAGCTTGTCTTTGGCTTCCGCAACCAGCTTAACTTTGGTGTTAATGAGGTCTTTCTTGTCCTCCGTGAATTCTGTTAGCTCTTCGGCGAGGGCACGCACGACGAACTTTTCCAAGCGAGCTAATCCAGCTGCTTGTGCTCCACGGTCCTTGGCAAACTCAGACAGTTCCCTTGTGAGGTTCTCTGTCATGAACGTGTCAAACTTGCTAGCTTTAGTGGTCATTTCTGACACAAAGCGGGCACGATCTTCGACCAACTGTGCTTTTTCTTCAGCGACCTTAGTGATCTCTGAAGTAAGGCTTTCTGTTACCATCTTATCCAAGGCTTCAACCATCACGCTTTTATCGTGCTCGTAACGGTTAGCAAACTCTGCACGCATATCAGTTGCGATCTGTGCGCGAGCTTCCTCTAACTTAGAATTCCAAGCCTCTTCAAGTTGAGTCTTGGCTTCTTCGTTAATAATACCGCTATCGATCAATGGTTTGATAGCTTCGAACATTGTTTTCTCCTGAATCATATTTTCAGTTCATTGATGAGGCGTTTGACTGCTTCAGTCACATGCTTCTGTATGCGCTTGTCTTTGTTTAGCTCCCCTGCCATCTCAAGCACGTTATGGCCATAACGCATGTTCATCAAGCCTTCATATATGGCTTTTGGATATGCGTTAGGAGCTGATGGTTGTGCAACTACGTCTACGGTAACGATTTCAAACTCGCTAACTTGTCCGCTGCTCTCCTGTACGTTACCGCTACCGCGGCTGCTAACACCTAGCTTAACACCAGATTCTAACATTGTACGAACGAGATTGCCCATCGGAGTGGGCAGCACTTTTAGTTTTCCGAAACCGTTTGGCCCATCCATCCACATTTCTGTGATCATATGGCTTACACGATCTAAATTGATGCGTAGGTTAGTTGGATGATCCACTTCACCTAATACGCTGAAACCACCAGTGATCTGCTCATTGATGGTTTTAACAGCTTTAGAGATCTCATTGACGGGATAGAGGCGCTGATTTGCGTTCTCTACCCCGCCTTGGATGCAGATGCCTTTCATATAGAGATCCTTGCCTTCGTTGGCACTTTCGGTGACCATTTTGGCTTGATCATAAGATAAAGTCTCTATGAGGAATGGCTTGTTCATCTCGATCCCTTACTTTGCTAGCGGGCTAGCTGTGTTTGTACCGCC